GTTACCGAAGAATTTTTTGAGGATGAAGAGATGTTTGCAAGCGAGTTGGATTTGTTTTTAACTACAAACGTAGCACTTGTTATCGACAATCAAATTTGCAACGGTACGGGAGCAGCAAATACATTAGTAGGAGTTTACGCAAGCGCACCAGCATTCGTGCCAGTAGCAAGCGGAATCCAAGATGCTAGTTTGTTTGACTTAATTGTAAAGGTTGCAGAGGACATTACCGTAATAGGTGGTTCAAAGTACACACCAGATACAATTATCGCAAGACGTTCTGTCATTAATCAAATGAAACTTAAAAAAGATGCAAATAACAATTATTTGATGCCCTCTTTTGTTTCAGCGGATGGGTTAAATGTTGATGGAATGACTGTTATTGAATCAAACGTTGCACCAGCAAATACTTTGATTGTATGCGACAGACGTTTTGGAAAGTTGTACGTTCGTACAGGTTTGGAGTTGAGCAGAGGATTGGTAGGAAATCAATTTACTAACGATGCTTTGACTTTAAAGGCTAGACAAAGAATGGCTTTTTTAATTAGAAATGCAGACAAAAGCGGTTTCAGAAAAGTTACCTCAATTAGTGCTGCACTTGTAACTTTAGCTTCATAGAAAAATGAAAAAGATAGTATTTACCAAAGATTTTGCAACAAAGAAAAAAGGCGATGAAATAACAGTCGATAGTCAATTAGCTAATCAGTTAGTAAGTATTGACAAGGTTGCAGAATATNNAAAAGCTAAAAAATAAAAAGATATGTACATAATAAACGACAGTTATTTTCAATCTACAAGCCGTGCAATTCCTAATTTGCATGAAGCAGATAGCAAAACTTTTGCTAATTTAGAGTTATTGATCGACGAAAATTGTCGTTTGTTGTTGCGTATGTTCTTGACTAATGCCGAAATAACCGAACTCGAAACCTATTTAGTAAATGGAATTTTCCCCGTTGTAACGACAGGGATTCCGCAAAAATGGATAGATTTGATAAACGGAAAAGGCAATTGGAAAGGACTTATTTATAGTTTAGGAACGGCAAAACAATCACTTTTAGCAGACTATGTTTACTACTTTTTTTTAGTGGATGAAGTTAGCTATATGGCAGGAGTTGGGGATGTTAAAGCATTGCCAAAAGGAGCAACGGGCGTTAATCCTACGCAAAGAATTGTAAGGGTTTGGAATGAATTTGTAAGGGAGTATCAAGGTACAAATGATTATTTTCATTCGTTAAATAGAGAACTTTTGGGTTTTTTAGATGATGAATTTGAAAACGATTCTTTGTTAAAATTTATTTATGATAATCCAATTTACTTAAACAGAAATCCTAAAATATTTGAATTTAAAAATCAGATAGGAATATGATAGTTTCCGAAAACATACTCAAAGAAATATTTTTACAGTTGCCAAACTACAAAGATAGCAACAACAAAGATTTTCCAATACGGTACGAATGGGGCGACCAGTCAGATTTAATTTTGTTTTTGAAAACTATTGCGGGGAATAAATATCCTTTGATTTGGTTGGCGGCAGGCGATGAAACGGTTGACAGATACAGTCATTCACTAACTAGAGTTTGCAAAATTCTTTTAGTAAAAGATAGTAAAGTTGTAACAAATAGGAATCCAACGGTTTGGAATACTGAATTTGAAAACGTATTAAATCCTTTGTTAAAAAATGTTATAACCGCGCTTGAAAAAAGTGGGGTTACTACAATTATCGGGGATTTTACGCAAAGAAAAGAAGCAAACTATACCGAAGAGGACTTGACAAAAGTTACAGATTTTTCAAATGTGATTGTTTTAGATATTACGATTAAATTTGAAGAGAAAGCAAACGGAGAGCCGAAATGCATTAATACAATTAAATTCTAACAAATGGCAAAAAAAACAGTAAGCAAAGAGGAAAGTTTTAAGGTATTAAAACGATTTACAAAAGAACGGGTTTATAACCAAAGCGAATTTATTTCGCTAAACAATAAAAAAGAAATTGATTTTTTAAAAATAAACAAATACATAAAATAAAATGGCAATAGCAGATTTATTAGCACAATTAGACGTAGTCGCTTGCGATGCGGGAAATGTGAAAGGTACGGGTTTGGCGGGTTGTCCGTTTGACTGGGATAGAATTGAAACAGTTGAATTTTCAAATAAAAGCTTTAGGTACAATGATACTCAAGACTTGGACTATGTTAAGGAGCAACAACAATTAGGCAATTTGGTAATTGTAAAAGGTTACGAAAGTTTCACGCAAAACACACCAGAGCCAAACATTAACACGGTTGAAGGATCAGGATTTAAGCAAGTAACGGGCGAAATGCCAACTGAATTTTCTGGGGTTTTAAACAACGGTGTTATCAATTGGAAAGCATTACGGACTTTAAACGGAAAAGACAATTGGAACGCATCATTTTACGATGTTTCAGGAAATAAAATCTTTACTCGCACAAAAGGCGGGGAAGTTAAAGGTTTTGGATTAAAAATGCTTTTCACGGGAACGTACAAAGGCAAAGAGGGTAACAACCCATCTATGTACACTCAAGCAATGCAATTTTCTGACTTGTTAGAAATGGAGCGTATGGCTTGGATTGCATCTTACAATTTAGACTTTGACCCATCTGACTTGGATGGAGTAAACGATGTAAACATTGTAATTGACCCAATTGCAGTAGCAGCTACAACTTTGACGTTTAAGCCTACATTGTTAGACCGAACGCATTTAGTTGAGGGATTGACTTTGGCAAACGTTGTATTGAAAAAAGGCGGTGTAGTGGTTGTTCCAAGTGGATTATCTTATGTAAACGGGAAAGTGGTTTTAACAATTGCAGCTGCAACGTCTGGAGTTTACACGGTGGATTTGGTTTCATCTACATTAGCAAACTCAACTGCAATCAACATCGGGGGTGTTTTATACAAATCAGATATTGCAAGCGTTATCGTTTCGTAATGATAAAAATAATGATTTTTAAGCCGTGCATTTTGTACGGCTTTTTTTATGTAAATTTGTCTTATGGTAACGATTAACGATTATTTGCAAAAAGTGCGATTTGTTCGGGATAATATCCTAAACGAAACTGAAAATTCAGTTGCTAGAAATGAAAACAAAATAGTAAATTTAAACGTTAATCAAATTGAAAATAGTATTGGTACTGATGGATTGATGCTCAAAAATAAAAGTAGTGTTTTTTCGGGCGTTTATAGTTTGACAACGCAAATGATAAATCCTATAAAAATAGCGGGAAATCCATATACCTTTTTTGGTACAGGGGATTTTATGGGAAGTTTTCAAATTGATATGAGTTCGGATTTGACAAAAGTGGTAATTACAAACACGGGTACGGGTTCGGGCGATAAGAAATCTTTTTTTGATGGATATACAAAACTTTTAGGACTTACAAAAGAAAACGCTTTTAGGCTAAATTACGAAATTATAAAACCAGATTTGGACAACTTTATAAAAAAACATTTATGAAAATATTTCAATCTATTGATGAACTACCTATTTATAATTTTGATAGGTTTTTAGCCACGCAAGATAATAATTGGTTGCTAAAAGATTATGATGGACGAGCTAAAAGAATTGAAATAGGCAATCCAGAAGTCGAAATAATGGAGCAGTACTACAGTGCTTTGCAAGACAGAAGCTTTGAATTAAAGCTACAAAAGTGGGCAAAGATTGACAATTTAATTGCAAAATACAAAACCGTTTCCGAAATTATTTTTATAATGTTTGCTGGTTTTGAAAACACAATACTTGGTCAAGAATTACGGCTTTCATTAATTATTGAGCTAAAAGAGTGGAGGTACAAAATGCCAGTAGTTAATTCAAAAGTTGGAGATATTGAAAACTTAAATAGAATCAGTAGTGATTTGCAAGGAATTAAAAACCAAATTGCAATATTGCAAAACGAATTAAAAGACGATGGTAAAAAGGAAAATGTATCACTTTACAAACAATTAGCCATAATTCAAATGGGATTAGAAATTGCACCTATAAACCCTCGAAAAGTTGTGGTTGCTCAATGGATTGAATACGTTAAAATAATGCAAGAAAAAGCAAAACAAAACTAATAAAATGGCAAACGCGATAGATATAATTGTAAGCAAAGAAGCAATTAAAGGACTTACTGAACTTGAATTAAAGTTAAAAAATTCTGTTTCTGAAATTATTAAATTGTCATCAGAAGCAAGAAAGGCGAACGAACATTTAATTAAAATAAACACGCCGAAAGAACTAAATGCAAACAATAGCAATAACGCTAAATTAACGTCTGATTTGCAAAAGCAAGCTACCATAGTGGCTAATTTACAGAAGCAAATTGTTAATTTAACGGCAGCAAAAGCACAAAGCAACGTAAGGACAACGGAAGAGATAGTTAACACTAGAGTTTTAACGCAAAACGCAAACAGACAAGCGCAAGCAACTTCTAATTTAGCGGGTGCATACGCTAATTTGTCGGCTCAACAATCTATTGCTAGTAAAAGGTATCAGGATTTAATTGTAAGAGGGAAAACCGCAAGCCAAACGCAAGCTCAATACAATAGAGAGTTACGGGCAGCACAAACGCAATTTCAATCTTTAAATACCAGAGTTTTAGCAGCAGACCGAGCAGTAGGGCGATTTAACAGAAATGTAGGGAATTACCCACAACAAGCAATTGCGGGAATAACGGGACTTTTAGGAGCATTTGGCGTAATTGGTGGCGTTGGGTTAATTGCAGCAGTTACAAAAGATATTTTCCAACAAACAAAACAATTACAGTCTTTAGATTTAGCATTAAAACAAGTTATTGGAAGTCAAGAAGATTTTGTAAAAGCACAAGATTTTTTATTGAGAGTTTCGGAACAGTACGGAGTTGGGATTAATGAATTAACAAAATCATTTACACAATTTTACGTTTCCGCAAAAGATAAATTGTCAGGAAAAGAAATTGAAGGAATATTTGAAAGCATTTCAAAAGCGGCTGGTTCAATGGGTCTTTCAGTTGAACAACAGGACGGCGCATTTTTGGCATTAACGCAAATGTTGTCAAAAGGAACTGTTCAAGCGGAAGAATTAAGGGGTCAATTATCAGAAAGATTGCCTGGTGCATTTGGAATATTAGCCAAATCAATGGGAGTTTCCGAACAAGTATTAAATAAAATGCTTAAAGATGGAAAAGTAATGGCAGCAGAGGTTTTGCCCGCTTTTGCAAAAGAAGTAGAAAAGGCTTATGGAATTGAAAATTTAAAAAGAGTTGAAAGTTTAAACGCTGAAACAACTAGATTAGGCAATAGTTGGACTAATTTAATTAGAAGTTTTAACGAGGGCGATGGTGCTATTAGTAAGTTTTTCACCTCAGCCGTAAAAGGATTTAATGAATTTTTAGGATTATTGCAGTCGGTAAATAAAACCGAAACATTTATAGGCAATTACAACAAAAAGACAAAAGAAGGTTCTGTGTTTATGGCTGAATTAATCGCCAAATTAAGAGAGCAAAAAAAGTCAGAAGCGGAAATACTTGAAATTGTTAATTTAAAATCAGCAGCGGCATTAAAAAACAGGGACAATGCTAATTGGGATTTGAACGCTTTAAAAAGCCAAGAAAAACAATTAATTGCAACTATTGACGGAATTAAGTTAAATGCACTTGGATTGCCTGCAATAACAGATACTTTTAAACTAGATAGAGCAAAAAAAGAACTCAAAGAAGTTAAAAAAGAAATGAAAGATTTGGCTTTAGTTATGGGATTTAATAACGGTTTAGTTGTTGGTGCAAATAATTTTAAAAATCCTGAAAAAGCAACAAAAGCAACGGATGAAGATACAAAAGCAACGAAAAAAAATACAAAAGCAAAAAGGGAACAAGTAGAAGGAATTGAAGCGCAATCGAAATCTTATGAGGGATTACTGATGCAGTTAGAAAGTCAAATTTCAATATTAAAACAAGTTCAGGCGCAATTTACAAACACTTCTCAGGATTATAAATACTATCAAAAATTAATTGACGATACTCAAAAGTTTGTTGATGCAATTACAAATTCAGAGGACGAGCTAGCAATAAGCGCAAAAAAGGCAACCGATCAATTTAGAAGTCAAGCGGAATCAATGTATGATGGTACGGCAGCAATGAAAGCATTTA